ACACAAAGAAGCCCAAACTATGGAAGAAATACTAAACAAGCAACAAATCCCTGAGGGGGTAGGATTGTATAGACCGGAAGTGAGACAATATGACGATTCTATAATGGATGTCGAAATTCCTTTCTTTCACATAACAAAGTGTGATGGATATATGAAGATAGATCTTGACTTGAATAATGGTGTCGACTACTCAACAATAGGATCATCCCTCCTGTCCACTATAGAAGTCCCAGACAAGTCTTTACCGAATCTTGTGCATGATATTGTTTTCTCTCACTTGGCAAATAACACTGATGTCAGATTTTCAACCATCTTTGGGGTATTGTCGGACTCATATGATCATTTGTCACCAGATCTCATCCTGAAGACTGCAGCAGGATCATACCATGTGGTGGAATTTACGACAAATAGAGGAGGAGAAAGAGGAGCACATCAGGCTTGTAAAGATAAGTTTTCTAAATATCACATTCCTTGTGAAAATAGAGCCACTACAAATAGGGTGTCATTGTTCGTCATATCTGTTTATGTGAGAGGCGTTTGGTCAAATCTTGATTTAACTGACGATGAAGTTAATGAACTGGTCTTCAGATTTCGTCTTGCTATTGCAATTATGGAAGAAGCAAAAAGATACTACCCAGAATTGACAGAAGATGAGAGCGAAATGACTAAGCAGGAAAGAGAAATTCTAGGGGTGGTCTCATCAATCCAAATGGATTGGAGAACCACATCTTCAAAATTCCCTCATTTCAAAGAAAAGTTGTTTGAAGATTTTATGACCACCTCAGCAGATGAAGAGTATTTATCAAATGTTATTTCAGAGGAGCTAACAGCTTGTCAAGAGGAGATGATAAAATCAGGTTTCATCGGTCAGGTGGAGGGGATAGATGACAAGTTACAGTTAAATGAACTAGAGTGTGCTAAGATGATTAGCAAATACTTAGAAGGTCGAAGCAATGAATGCAGGGATAAATTAGAGAGTAAGTCCACAGTGCAGATACCACCATGGACAATGACAGATTATATTGACGGCAAGTCTGTTTCCTGCTTATCAGAGTTTGAAGTAGAGGGAGAGCACCCTATGTGTAAAATCTGGAGGTCAGTTACAGTTGCAGCTGCAATGGGAGACATAGACAGAGCTGATGATGACCCTGAAACAGAGCTAAAGAAGGCTCTTGAAGGGAGTGTTGAGAAAAGCGATGAACGCAGTAAGTACCACAGGATAAGACTTAATCTTTCTAACGAAGAGATAATCTATGGGGCCACTCTTGGTGTTGAAGGAAAATCACATAGGAATAATGCCCAAGTGGAGGAATCACGTAAGAGGAGTAAATTGGGATTCTCTTTTGATCATGACATAACCAATCTTGAAGAATTTATAAACAAACATGATTTGGAATTGTTCTCTGAATCAGATGAGTACTTTAATCCTTTCCAAGCAGATTTTGATCTTAGAGAATCAGCTCAGAGGATCCACCAGCCAGATTTAATAATAGAGAATGGTGAGAATGAGTTTCTGAGTAATCATAAGAAATTCTGCATGTCAAAAATAGGATCCTGGTGTCAGATGGTCTCACTAATAGGTGCAGAGCTCTCAGCATCAGTTAAACAGCATGTTGGTAAAGGCCAGTTTGTGATAAAAAGAATACTCAATTCTCCCTTATTCATGCTGATAAAACCAACTTCCTCTGTGAGCCACATATTTGTCTCTTTTGCCCTTGTGAAATCAAACCACATGGGAGATCTGTGGGAAAATGGAGTATTCAAGCATTACATTGATGCAGGGGATCTATTTATAACTGATTTTGTGTCTTATAAATTGAGCAAACTCACTAATCTGTGCAAGTGTTTCCCTCTCATGGAGAGTGCGATCTGTTTCTGGACTGAAGTTTTTGGCTTTGAGCCTTGGGGATCAGTGCACACCATGTCAGTTGACAGGAGTGGTAGCTCAAAAGAGGCAGCTTCAATGATCAAACTTACACTATTAACTCTGATGGAAGACAAGGCTGTCACAGAAGAAATACAAACCATTCAGAGATACATCATCATGGAAGGTTTCGTATCCTTGCCAGAATTGCCAAAGCCGCATAAGATGTTGTCAAAGTTACCTGCAGTGCTGAGATCAGAATTACAGGTGTACCTAACACTGAGGTCTCTCAGAACTATGGAAAGAATTTCCAGACACCCTTTTCGATTGCAGAAGAAACAAAGTCAGATTTCATGGTCGGGCATTTTCAACCCTCTAACTGGTAGTCCACTGAGGGATCTACAACCATTGATTAGCATTTGCTATAATGGTTATTTTAAAAATAAAGAGGAAGAGACAGAGCCATCTGCATTATCAAGGCTATATAAGAAGATCATAGAATTAGAACATTTATGTCCCACAGATGATAAATACTTGGGGAGCGGAGACCCAAAAGCACCAAAGATGCATGAATTCAGTAGATCTTTCTTAAAGAAGTGTACGGATCACGGGAAGACTATACTGAGGAAGATTTATGGCCAAAACTTTATTCAGCAAATTGATGTTCAAATTATGAGAGAAATTGGAACAATCACTTTAGAAAGACTGGCAACTCTCAAAGCTAGCAGCAATTTTGACGAAAAGTGGTATAAATATTCAAAGTGTGAAAAAGACGACTATCATAGAGAGAAGGCTATAGTTAAGATGTCAGAGTTTGCTTCATCTGGCAAAACACTTGCAATTGAAGTGTTTGATGAATGCATGAAGCACATAGAAAATAGAGGAAACATGCATATTTGCTTATTTAAGAAGCAACAGCATGGTGGGGATCGAGAAATTTATGTACTAGGGAGAGAAGAGAGGATTGTGCAATCTATTATTGAAGCTATATCTAGGTCAATTGGAAGATTCTTCCCTTCAGACACATTATGCAATCCTGGGAACAAGATAAAGATTCCTGAAACTCATGGCATTAGAGCTAGGAAACACTGCAAGGGTGCAGTGTGGACATGTTCCACATCAGATGACGCAAGAAAATGGAATCAGGGTCATTTTGTGACTAAGTTTGCACTAATGTTGTGTGAATTCACTCTTCCTAAATGGTGGCCAATAATTATACGAGGTTGCTCTATGTTCACAAACAAGTATATGATGATGAACATGAGATATATAAGCATTCTTAGCAGGCACAAAGAACTTGAGGTTGAAGATGAATTCTCAAGAACAATTTTTAAAGCCTTCCATGGAGAGGTTATTGTGCCTTGGATGAGTGATGGATCCACTTATCTCAAAACTAAAACAGGGATGATGCAAGGAATTCTTCATTTCACCTCATCACTGCTCCACACACTCCATCAAGAATTTATAAGATCTTTATCATTTAAAATATTTAACACGAAAGTTAAGCCTGAAATGTCACAATCAATAGTTATAGACATGATGCAGGGATCAGATGATAGCAGCATGATGATAAGTTTTCCTTGTTCTAATGAAGATGAGCTGATGAAGTGTAAAATAGCTGCTGCTATATGCTTTAGAATGAAAAAACGCCTAGGCATCTATCTGGCAATTTATCCTTCAGAGAAATCAACCTCTAACACTGATTTTGTCATGGAATATAATTCAGAATTCTTCTTCCACTCACAACATGTGAGGCCCACAGTGAGATGGGTGGCAGCCTGTTGCAATCTTCCTGAGGTTGAAACTCTAGTTGCAAGACAGGAAGAAGCTTCAAATTTGATGACATCAGTCTCAGAAGGTGGAGGATCATTTTCTTTAGCAGCATGTATACAGCAAGCTCAATGCACACTACACTATATGCTAATGGGCATGGGTGTTAGTTCTTTGTTTGATGAATATAAGAAAGCAATTTTGAAGTGGAAGGATCCAGGTCTAGGGTTCTTCCTTCTAGACAACCCTTACTGTGCTGGACTTGGAGGCTTTAGATTCAACTTGTACAAGGCTATCACAAGAACAGATTTAAAACGTTTATATTCTTACTTCATGAAAAAAGTAAGACAAGGCACAGAAGAAAGTGATGATACTATTCCTGAGAGCTGCTCAGTTAGTCCAGGTGGTGCAATAGTTTTGAGTTCAGCCTTGAGATGGGGTTCTAAACAGAAGTTTTACAAGCTTAGAGATAAGCTGAATATACCAGAGGACTGGATAGATCAGATAAATCAAAACCCCTCTGTATTGTATAGAGCCCCAAGATCAGGAGAGGAAGTAATCCTTAGAATTGCAGAAAAAGTTCACTCTCCAGGTGTCGTATCATCTCTTTCAACCGGGAATGCCGTTGCAAAAGTAATAGCATCTTCTGTATACTTCCTGAGTGCAACAATATTCCAGGATTCAGGGAGGCAAGAGTTCTCAATTCTGGATAGCTCCAAATACAGTTTATTGCAAAAAATGAGCAAATTAGAAGGTATCAATTTCACCAATGCCATTAGTGATGAAGACCTACTATTTTTATTTCCTAACATTGAGGATTTACAATCACTTGATAGTCTAGTATATAACAGAGGACGAATTGAAATTGTTAAAAGAAAGCAAATGAAAGAAAACACTCAGTCAAGAGTGACAGTGTTTGAAGGGAATAGAAATCTAAGGACTCCAGCAGAATACCTGATTAGTGACAGATGGTTCGGCACACAGAAGAGCAAGATAGGAAGGACAGCATTTGAACAGGAATGGGACAAAGTCACCTCTATCATTCCATGGTTAAGAGACAATCCACAAGAAACCCTAGCTAGCTCCCCCTTAGACAACCATATACAGATTAGAAATTTCTTTTCCAGGATGGATCAAAAACCAAGGGTGGTCAGAGTGACTGGAGCTCCTATAAAAAAGAGATCAGGAGTTAGTAAACTCTCCATGGTAATTAGGGACAACTTCTCAAAGTTAGGATTTATTAGAGATATTGAAGATGTGACAGGCACTAGCAGAACCAATTCTGCAGAGCTATTAAAACACTTTATGTTTTGTGCACTTCAGGGTCCATACTCTCCCGAAAAGAAACTGCAAATGGTTATGGAATTGCTTAGTGTGTCTAACCCAATTGGGGTTAAAGATAGTGACGGAAAATCACGTTCAAATATTTTGGCCATATTGCAGAGTTATATTTTCCAAGAGCCTCACATAGCAAGACAAATAGAAGATGCTGGGGCAGGAATAATCGGAGGATTTGTGGTTCCTCAGAAGCCAAAGAAGATTGAGAATACTGTGTACTACTATGGATATGGTGTGTGGAGAGGAGTGATGGACGGGAAGCAAGTCCAGATTGAACTTGACAATGCTGTGGGCTGTCCCCCTGCTATCATATCTGTGACAATGGAAGAATCTGCAGAACCATGGCAAATCTGCAGAAGCATTCGATCATGGGCTGACGACGTTGGTGCAAAAAATAACTTAGACGTTTCTGGTAAAATTAAGAAGAAGAACTGTAAATACTGGATGTTTGATTTCAAGACATATTCATCTGATAAGGCCTATGGAGTGCCGGTATACATGACAAAAAAGAAGATGGTAGACTTTAGATTGATAAATGACTCAGAAATCAGAATAAAGGTGAGGAAGTCAACAGTCAACTTATATGTGAGAAGTGATGGTAGGGACATTCATATATTGTCTTATTCAGCTACAGATTCAGACCTTAGTCCTGCCAGCCTAAGGATCAGTGATGAATCAAAAGACCAGATGTTATCCATGTTCAGCAAAGAACCTAGCAAGTCATGGGCCACATGTTCTCCCATTCCTGCTGTGATGATGCATAAAATCATAAAAGTTGTGTCAGGGGAACTCAAGATTACATCTTTGGACAATGAAAGACTTGGTGAGATTATGAAGCTATGTTGTGAATCATCCTTAAGATCAAGAATAGGAACACTATTTTCGGCTCTTCCAAGTGTGCAGAACACATCAAGGGTTGACGTTGATGATCTGATTGACATAGTTTTAACTGATGTGAAAACATCAAACTTCAAAGACATAGTCAAATCACTAGAAAATGATATCAAAGATGACTATGAGATTGAAGACTTCGATCTGTCTGATATTGACTTGTTCGGGCCAGCACATTACAAGGAGCTGTCTGATCTCAACACCATAAGCCACCCTTTAATGGATGACTATGTGGAATTCTGCATTTCAACCATTGGAAGGAAGGAATTGCGTAGGGTGCTAGAAACAAACAGGTGTAAGACTAAAGATCACCAATTGGTTAAAGACCTATTCTTAGTATTGGGCAGAAATCCAGATGATGTAAAGGTGGATGAATACAACCTCAGAGAGCAAATGGCGGTGGAAGACGATATGATAGGATAAAATTTTTAAATTAGGAGGTAAGTGGAAACACAAAGTCTGCTCATAATTGAACACTATCCCCCAAGTGAGGATTATTCTATATTAATTAATTAAAAGTGTTCAATTATGGGCGGACTTTGTGT